TGGACGAATACCTTGACCACTAACTGACATATTAGTCAGATTAGAAAGAGAAGGAATATTAAATTCGTTTAGAACAATAGTTGTATTTGAAATCTGAAGAATGTTAGTTCCAGAAATAAATGAAACGACATTTACGTTTGAATGTTTGTAACCAGATCCACCATTTGTAACAACAATTGTTGTCAGTTCGCCATCAACAATACCCAATGAGTTTACAGTATAATCCAACTGAATATTTGATGTTGGAGCAGGAATCCAATCTTCCGTAATAAACTTATTGGACGGTTTAATATTGTACAAATATTTCCAACGATAACCGTCTGCGGTATCAATAACACCATTAGATGTAGAATAATCTCCAGTCGGTTCAATTGTTGAATTAGCTGATGTATTATTTGACAGACACATATAGACGTTACGTGCTGTCGTAATTACGTACATCGGTTTTGTATTGAGAGAAGTATTTGCTGTCAATAGGGATTCATAGTATGTGCGATCATCATATTGTTTATATTTTGTATTTGCAGTCCAATTGATTCTTGGAACAACATGTTCAACATCATTACCAGTAATTTTTTTACCACCAATCATGTTATTCCAAACAGATTTTTCATCTCTGATAGTATCTTCAATATCTAAAGGAACACTTTCGTTTGGATATGCTAAGTGATTACCAATAAACACATAAGAAACTGTAGGAGAAGCTTCGGAGAAACTTTCCTTAAACTGTTCCGCAGTATTGAATCTTGTTTTTAACGTAGTTACTGTATTTGCCATGGAATTATTTATTTGTCATTTTAAGGTATTGGCGTATTAGTATTTAATACATAGACAGCATTTGCTAGTCTATTAATTGCATCCTGAACTGTTAATGGAGGACTAGTTGCCCAAATAGACGAATTTGCAGCAACATAATCATCAGCAGAATTAGCTTGTAAAAACGCAGCGTTTGCTTGAATAAATGCTGCATTAGCATAAGTTGATCCAGAATTTGCAACATGTGACGGAGTATTTGCATAAACAGCAGCAGAATTTGAAATTTCAAACGCTGCGTTTGCCTGAATAAATGAACTATTTGAAAAATCTGCTGCATATGTCGCAATAGCTAAAGCACCATTTGCTTGATTAAATGCACCATTTGCATAAACCGCAGCAGAGTTGGCAACATGTGTTGGAGTATTAGCGGTAATAAATGCAGCATTCGCTGTATTTTGAACAGATGAAACTGTAGGTTCTAATCTAATTGTACCAACCATTGTTCCAGGTTGATTTGCATTTTGATAAACATATTGTTGATTTGAAAGATCGTTCGGAACTTTCCAATATAGAATACCAGAATTTTTACCCTGAGCTTCATCATTATAAGAAACGACTCCAGTTGGGGAAACATGAACCAGACGAGTTGAAACGTTAACTCCGCCAGCAGAAAGCCTAATCATAAAAGGATTATTATCAACATAGTTCAAATCAAATGCAATTGTTTGACCAGGTAATAAATGCAAAGTTGGATTGTTTCCAATGTATTGATCGAACAGATATGCAGTTGTTGATGTATAGGAAACATTTAATCTTGTTGCTGCTTGCAGATAATTTAAATTTGCAAGTTCATATGCAGAGTTTGCTTTTGACAAACCAGAATTCGCATAAGAACCAGTTGTATTCTGTGATCCGTATGCGGCGTTAGCTTGAATAAATGCGCCGTTTGCATATAGTGCAGCAGAGTTTGAAATTGCGGACGGAGTATTAGATGCAATAAATGCTGCATTAGCATATGTTCCTGGTACGTTTTGAGAATCATATGCACTATTCGCTTTTAAAAATGCTGAATATGCATAAGTTCCTGCGGAAATTGCACCAGTATTTAAAGTATTATAAACAGAATTTGCCTGAATGAATGCGCCATTTGCATATAGTGCCGCAGAGTTTGCTTTATCAACTGTGTAGTCTAATACAGTATCAATCTTTTGCAACTCGACCTGTTTTGTCACAGGAGTTCCAGAACTCTTATCGACAATAATCAACAGAGTATTCTGTGTATTGGAATCCAGAGTTGATGCTACCGTTAATTGAGTAATTTTTGTATTTGCCATTTGTTATTCCGTCGTGATAATTACACCATCTTCAGTAACAAGAGTATCGCCTTCGACTGTCAGAAGTTCTGCGGTTCCTGAACTGATTCCATTCACTTCTCCAAGAACAGTGAATGGTTGTAAATTTGCTGTATAAGTGAATGGTACTGTAGCAATAGTTACTCCAGGAACATTCGTTGTTATTTGAGAAACCTCAACATTTGTGTTACTATTAATCGCCTCAACAATATAAATTATTCCATTTACAGAAATTGCATCACCTAATGCGATATAACCTTTTGAATAAGCATCATCGAACTTAGTATTTATTCCACTTAAATAAATGGATCCTGCTCCAACATTTACTCTACCGGAAATGACTTTCGATGGTTTAACTGAAATTATATCAACATTTGCAATATTTGCAGTTTTTTCCACATCATATCTTGCATAATTTATTAGTCCTGCCGGATGTAACAATTCTTTTAGTATTTCCTTGTACTTTCTAAATTCAATTTTAGAAGATGTTACATACGAATAGTCAACATAATAATCACGACCTTGAATCTTTCTTTCAGTTGATGAGATAATAGAATCGGATGTTAACCATTTTCCAGTAAACGTAACAAATGAACTTTCAATTTCCGCTTCTGCTTTAGCTTGTCCATCTCCAGATAAAGTCAGATTGATAAATGGAATATATTTGTATCCTTTACCACCGTCTATAATACGAATCTTAACAATCGCACCAGGAAGTTTTGATCCACGTGCCGTAATATTTTCTCCATCTCCCATACAAGAATCTATGATTACATTTGCATTTGTTCCATTACGAGAACGAATCGATAAAGTTGGAAAATTATTTTGTGTATAATTAACTCCACCAATAGGATATACGTTATATTTACCTAACGAAATATCGGAATCAGTTGTTGTATAAGTGAATGTTGAATTCACATTCGCTGAAGTCGTACTGGAGATTGCATTAATAAATTTAATCTCACCATTAACCACAATTTGGTCGCCAACGGATAGTTCTGTACTAAAGTTGGTTCCTGTTCCTGTAATAACATGATTATTTGTTGAAACATTTACTGTTCCCGTAATTCTTGATGGTTCAAATGCAATTTTTAATATACCTCCACCAGAGTCTACAGAAGTAACTCTTGCAGCTGCACCGACTCCATATGTCAACAAAGGATTTGGTCCAAAAATAACTTCGTCACCAATTCTGTAGTTCTCACCTTTATTAATAATTTGATATCCACCAAGTGATTTAAATCCAGTAATTGAGTGTAATACTGATCCTGTTTGAAATGTGGCTCCTTGTGTTTCAACAATAGGAACTGAATTTAAAACAGTATTTGAAGAAATAACGATACAAGAAGCTATTCCACCAACAGTAATAGTTCTTGGATTCATTATTGTAATAATTTTTGAAGTATTACTAATAGTTTTTCCAGCAATACCATAATCAGCTGCATCAATTGTTAATGATGATACATTAGAAATTAGTACGTCGGAAAGAATCGAGTAAGAATTGATTACATTTGATCCGGTTGTGTTTACTGAAGAAACTGTTCCATTAACAGCAAGCGGAGGATCAAGTGTATCAATTATTCCACCAACTGAAAATCCAGCACCAATTTTCTGCACAGTGATAGTATCAGCTGTTCCAGCAAAAACTTCATCAATAACGGCAAATGCTTCTTGTTCAGCACCACCACCAGAAATAATCACTATCTCATTATTTGCATAATTTGATCCACCTTCAGTAACATTTATTGCACGGAGAGAAGAAGATGTTAAAAACTCAAAATTAAGTAGAGAATTATCAACCACAACATCTGTAAAACAATATTCGCCATTTTCAAAATTACCAACTAAAGTTTTTGAATTAACATATAAATCCTCAATGTTTCTATTTGAAACAAGACTAACTGCAAAACGTTCAACCAAAGCAGAAGCTCTTGAAGTTTTACCGGTTATTTTACGATTTAAGAATAAAGCATAATCAAAATTATCAAAATAAATTTTAATTTTTGAATTGTTTGCTGGAGGATTATTAAATATTATTTTTTTATAAGATTGATTAACTAGATAATTATTTGTTTGAACATCATTAATCAAAACAGTTTTTACTGTAAATCCAGAACTTGGTAATAAAAAAGTTGTTTTTTCTCCATTTCCAGTATGAACAAGATATAGTTCATTTGGATCAACACGTAAAGAATTTTCTACAGACCAAATACTTGCAGAAGCTCTAAGAACTTCATTTCTTGGCTCTATAATTTTCACTTCTTCATTAAATAACAATCTAAAGAGAAATTTATATGATTCAATACTACCTTTTGAAAGATACAGTCTGTTTAAATTTTTAAACAATATATCTTTTCTTACCTCAGTATCTCTAGGCAATAGTGCTGCAAATTTTTCATAAAAATTATTTTCAAAATCTTCTAAAGATTCGTCAATATCGGAAATATACCTCAAATCTTTAGACTTAGATATCAAATCATTTTTTTGCGTACCTTGTTGTTCTTCTAAAAACTCGTAGTATGCTTTTAAAAAGTCAACAAACTTCGGATGTTCCTCACGAACAAACTCCGGTAATTGTGATGGTACTAAATTGGATATTTTAAAATTAGTCATTTATTTCTGATAAATCAACAGTTATTGAAGCAGAGTCATTTACATCAATATCAATAACAGTATTTCTTTTTGTTTCAACAATTCCTTTTTGAGATTCAATAGTTAATCTTATAAAATTATCTGATGAATAGATTTTTTTAATATTCACATCTGTCAATATAATTCTACCTGTTTCATAATCAATAGTTCCGGCAGTTTCACTAACTATTTGTTTTTGTGCATCAGCATCGTAGTAGATGGTTCTTAAACTTCCAGTTCTTGCAGTAACGACAGCAGATGCTTCTGCTCCATTACCTCCACCACCAGAAATTGTTACAACAGCTCTAGTATAGTTATAACCTTTGGTAATTATGTTTATTTTTTCGAGTTTTTGATTAACAATAATAGCTTCTGCGGTTGCTCCAGTTCCATCACCAGTAATTGTAACGGTAGGAACTGAAGTGTAATTAATTCCAGAATTTATAACTTGTATTCGTTCAACACCAGTATATGTTTCAGCAGATTCTTCATACGTAACAGTTCTTAAAACACCATTTCTATCGATTATATCAAAAGCTGTTGATGTAAGTCTATTTGTTAAAGTTCCTCTATGTAAAGGAACATTAAAATCAATTGTATAATTTCTAGTTGCATTCAATTCAGGTTCAAATCTTTTTTGTACTCTTACTGTAGTTTCGCAACCAATTATTGCTGCATCATTTGTGTTGTCAATAGATTCTTGTAATTTAGACAAAACAAATCTTCCACCAAAACGATTTAAGTTTAAGTCTCTATATGAAGCAACAGCATTTCTAATTTTTGATTTAATTTGTTCTACTGTATCTGTTGTTTTACGTTTGTCATACTTAACATAATTGTTGACTAACAAATAAAGGTATTCTGGATCACGAATTTCAGTTTGAATTGCAATAATAGATTTTGGTTTAATAATTTCGTTAATAATTCTTTGTTTCTCACTCTCAGAAATATAATAGTTTTCTTTTGGTTTTAGAGATATAATTACTTTACCATACGAAGCAGGTATGTCATCTTCACTTCCCCACACAGAAACGGAATCAACACTAGGATAATTCTTTTTAATGAATGATTCATAGTCTTTATATGTCACTAGTCTATTTTGAGTAACAAATTGTAATGGAGCAGAATATTTTATACTATCTACAGATTCTCTCGCTGAACTTCCAGAAGCAACTGAATTTACAGTAACTTCTATATTAGAATAACCACCAATTGTATTTAAAGGAACAAATGAATTTGCTTTATCGGAAGCAGATCCATTGGTAACTAGATATGTTATGTTTACAATTGATCCATCTGGAATACTTTTTCCAATAACATCATCACCAAAGTATATTTCATACAATTCATTTCTTCCTTCTTGTAAGAAATAAACTGCGGACTGATTGTCAATTTCTAAAGTATTTGAATTTTGAACAAATGTTTCTATTTGAGTATTAGAAATAGCATTTTGAACAGTTACTTTTATTGTTGAAGTGTCTACGTTTTTATCTTGGATGACAAATATAGATTTTGGATTAGAAGAAACGGAATGTGTATATGAGTATGTTACAAGTTGTCCTTCATAAATTGGAACGTTTTCAAATATAAATTCATTGCCAGTTCTACTTACAGTAGTTGCATCCAAAACATTAAAAGTATATGATTGATTATCAATTAAATTTGACTGAAACGAAAATCCATAAGGAATGGTAAGAGATTGAGTATTGTCTAAAGAGGTTGTTGTAACAGTCAATGAAATATTTGCTCTTGCAGCAGTAGTAGAATAAGGAATATATCCTAAAGACTTAGCATGAGAAACAGCAGAATCACGAAGAATTGCAGTGTCTAAAAATGCTTCATTTGCCACCATGTTTAGGTAATAAGCGTTATAATGTGTGTTGTATGCAAGAACATCTAACAGGATATTTAATCCAGATCCATCAAAATCATAATCCTGAAACTCTGACTGTTGTTTCAAGAAATTCTTTAAGTTATTTTTGATTGTGTCGAAGTCGAGTTCTGTTACTCTTAAACGATCTGCCATTATCGGATTCGCTCTAATAAAAAGGTTATTGTTATAGGTTCTGATCTATTAATTATAGAAAATTCAATAGAAACTCTAAAAGCATTATTATCCGGTTCTGCTGTAACAGTTATAACTGTAACTCGAGCTCTTGGTTCAAAGTTTTCTATAATCTGTCGAATTTCTTTCTCCATTCTAGATGAAGTAACAGAATCGACATTCTCAAATAACAATTTACGGACGTTTCCTCCAAGATATGGTCTGAAAAGTCTCTCGTAATGATTAGTTGAGATTAAATTTTTTATAGAGTTAATTACCGCCATGTCACCAGTATGTTTGTTGACATCTTTTCGAATTGGATGAATGTTAAAATTCAAATCCAAATCTCGGTATTCTCTTGTTATGTTAGTGATTGCCATATTTTATTTATTCATCCTCCGGCGAAAACGTTTCCAGATCCAGAAGTGATGGTATGACCACTATAAGCATCTCCAATTCTACCAACTCCTTTACTGTTTACAAACACAGACGAAGAATATGATGTTAAAGGAACAGTGTGGGGAACACACGATGATCCTGCTGGTATTAAATGAACTTGACACAAATCTTCTGCACGAACTGCACCAATACTGTTCACAAAAACTGTAGATGATCCTTGATCTGTGACAGTCGTTGCATCACATCCATGTCCAGTTGCAACTGTATCTGTTCCGTTTTTTCTAGCTACATTTGGCATTTATGGATTTAAATCTATTCTAGGTGCTACTAATGTCATGTTTCCACCAGACTCTATTCTACACGTTCCGCCTATTTCTGCATCAAATTTACCATCAACTTTCATGTATGCATCAGATTTTACATAAACTTCAGCATCTCCATCCACTGTAATCTGACATTTTCCTTTAACATATAATCGATCATTTCCAACAACGATTTCATAGTTATCTTTTACAATTTTCTCTACTTTATCACCATCTGGAAACCATTCTTGAAAACTTCCATCTCTATGAGCAATGTGAAGTCTTTCTTTTTCAGGAGTGTCGTCAAACTCCATGACATGTCCAGATTCTGTTTCTATCACATTATTATATGGATAAACAGTAGAGTATTGTGTCGTTGGTTCTTACCAAGAAGAATTAACTCCAGAAATACCAGTAATTACACCGTCTTTTTTTCTTTGTATAAAACTATTCGTAATAGACTCAGAATCATTACGAGCAATTCTTGAAGTTGTTGGTTCATCTAGAATTCTTGGATAACCAGTTTTACTTTCAGTGGGTTTTACAGGAGAAGAATTTAATTGTTCTGCCGTCCTTATATCATTAAAGCCTTGTTTACTATTTGAAGAACGTAGGGGTATTCCTGGCAACACTCCCATCATAATTGGTTCTTGAGCATTTTTTCCGTCCAAAAAGAATCCAATTACCATATCAGATTCTTTTGGAGTATAAGTATTAGAATTGTTCAAAGGAAGCATTGCTTGTGCCCATGGTAAAGTGTCTACCGGGGCTTCTTCTAGTTTTTCTGAATGCCATCCAAAAATTCTAACTTTACATCTTCCAAGTTTTAACGGATCTTTACGATCTTCTACAACTCCAATCCACCAAACAAATCCGTTTAATCCAGCAAAATCATTAGATTCTGTCATGATAAAGCTCTCAGTTGTTGATTGGAACTTGAGTATATACCCTCTTGATCTGCTGAATCTGAAGCTACCTCAAATACAACTTCATGTCTATCATGTTTGATAATATGTCTTGATGCTATAACCATATGTTTGCCGTAAACAGTTCTATCTCTATTATCTTCCGACGTATTTGATCTATCAATTGAATTTAAAAATACATTCATTCCAGAAGTAATATTAAAATTACCAGGTAAAACTAATCTTATTCTTTTATTTAATAAGTTTTTAAAAATAGCTTTACGTTCAAACAAATAGTCTAATTTATTATCTTGTGTTGATATCGATGAAGGAAAGTGTCTCTTAATATACTGACTTTCACTTCTATATGTTTCAAATGGATATAAAACTTTTCTTGAATTATACATCTCAACGTTTGTTTTTCTTTGTTTATTTTGTACAACTGGAACATTCGGTACATCATCGTGATGTTCATTTTTATTATAGTGATCTAAAAATGAAACATTTTTGGTAACATATGTTCTAGTTATTGGATCAAAACCGATAAAACTTCCAGCAAAAACACCAGATTTAGTATTGTCTAAGAAGTTATACTGAGACATTACTTTCATATCCATAACACCGAGCATTTCTTGTCCAGCTCCAGTATTTTCATCATCAACGTTTTTGATTTTGTAGTTTAAGCTTGCAATTTCTGGAACTTTAATTATATCAGATAACGAAACAAAATTATATCCAATACTGTTCTGAAAAAATAAAAAATTTGGTACATTTTTATTGTCAACACTTCTTTTGGCAATCCATTCGGCAGCATCTATAGGAGACAAGTTAGGTATTACAATTTTCTTGATTCCAATAGTTTGAGTGGCATTCATTTCTTTTACACTCAAATATTGACCTAACATTTTTCCAATTATTTCAGTATATGTTCCAACATAACTTTGATTAACTTTAATTTGAGTGGAATTTATGTATTCATCACTCATGAAATGTAAAACAAAAGACTCAGTAGTTTGATTAATATTTCTTCTGTCGGTTAGTTTATAGATTCTAAAGCTTTTTTTGAATATAATATTTTCTCTATCTTTACCTATATTAATATTTAAAACTTCACTTCCATCAAATACAACATTACGAAGAACACCAACAGAATCTAATAAAACTAATTTTCCAGAAACATAAGGCGTAAAAATACTGTCGAAAATATTAATTTCTTCATAAACGTTTCTGACATCAATAGACTTTCCAGTTTTAGTAACTATCGACAGATCGATAACTTGAAACTGGGTACTTTGTTCTACATTAATCATTCATTAACAATCCTACGAAATTCATTATCTAATTCATATACAAGTTCAGGTTTTAAAATTTTTATTTGACGTTTCTTTTCATTTTCATCAGATTCATATTCATAGTATGTTTTACTATATGCATAAACGTTTTTAGTTATTGAAGTTCCGTCAAACAAATTTACAACGGTAGTGCTGGAAGCAGTGTTAGCATATGTTCCAGAATCTATTCTAACAATTTCTTCTTTTGTATTATTTTGATAGATGGTTTCTGTTTTTTTATAATAAGAATGTATGTTACTTTTTGCCCAATTTACACCAGCGCCATCAATAGAACTATTTGCACTTGGTTTATATTTTGAATCAATAAAATTTGTTAATTCAAGAAAAGACAATGGCCAATCATATTGTGGATCAATAATATCATTCATAAACAAAATTATCCAGTGTTTTTCTGGAGAATCGTAAAGTTTTGCTGCTAAGATTTCTGGCGTGTCTCCATCCGAAACATCATACTTGTAATAAACAGCAGAGTTTTCTTTTAGATTTTCTTGTATTCTAAATCTAGTCATTATGTTCGTAACGATGTCTAGATTCGATCCTTCATCTATTGGTTTATAATACGTTTGGGGAAAATATGTAAAGTATTTTGCCATAAATTAACCTAGAGTTGATGGAGCAGATGCAGAACTTGATTGTGCAGAATATTTCTGAATTTCGTCTGATAAAGTTGGACTGTTCTTTGTAAGAATTTCTGTTTCCATAAAATTTAATACCATACGAATACCAACTGGCATACCAGTTCCTCCTACTTCTGGACTATTTTTCAAAGGGACCTCATATGCAGCAAATCCATTAGGCGCATAATCTAAATCAATTTTGGTTAAAACGCAAGTTGACATTCTAGGTAAATTCGGATTGATTTTTCCATTATAATGAAATTCTATATCAAATTCAGAAGGTGGAACAAGAAAAAATCCCGCTGATCCTTTTTTCAATTCTGGAGCTTGATGGAATTTTAATTTATCAATAATTAGATGAACCTGTCTAGCTTCTTCTTCACTACGAGGATAAAATATAAATTCAAAAGTAAAATTACGAAATTGTGGACTTCTATACAACAACTCCAATTGGGGATTCATTACTGTTCCAGTTGCAGCACTGAATAATAAATCTCCTTGATCTCCAAATTTTGATCTAATTGCTTGGGCTGCAAAAGGACTAACATTTTTACCAAGTATTCCAGCAAGTTCTTGCATAGAACCAGATTTCATCATATCAGATATTGACGATCCGGCTACTCCTGCTAATCCAAATATTCCAGTATTCATAGACACTTCACTATATTGTTGATCGTGTGAAAATGCTAAAGAATCTGGCATGTATAAGGCAATCGTGTCTTTTGTTCTACGAATAGTTCTTGCAAATCCTTCTCCAGTTACTAGACCCATGTCAAATTGTTTTAATGCAGAGTCAGTAAATGATGAAGAAGCTTCCTTTAATTTGTTTGCTTTGTCTGTTCCTAAAGTAGTATTTAAAAGATCATTTCCTAGTCCTAAAGCTGAAGATACTCCGGGCAAACTTACCGCACTGTTCAATAATGGAGTCACAACCTGATTTCCAAACTTCTGTACAGCGCCGCCAAAGTTAGTTGGTTCACCCAATTTACTTTGAATCTCAGAACGATTTTTAAAAATAGTTGGTTTATTTGCTGCATCCGTTCCAGATGAAAATGAAGTTTTTACCTGTTCATTAATATAAAAAACCACATAATGGGCTTTATCAACAGATCCTACATCAACAGGATATCGATAGGTATTTGTTGGATATTGAGTAATCTTAGACGAATCAAACACACGTTTTTCTGGTTCTTTGAATTGTACATCTAAGAGTGTAAATAGAGACATTTTAAATCCTAAAAGTTAACTAGATAGTATTTATGTCATACAAAGGAAAATTTACCCCTAAAAATCCCGCAAAATACAACGGAGATTCGTCCAATATTATTTACCGTTCTTTGTGGGAACTGCGTGTTATGAGTTATTTGGACAATCATCCAGGAATTATCTGGTGGGCGTCCGAAGAACTTATTATACCATATATCAATCCAATTGACAATAGAAAACATCGTTATTTTCCAGATTTTGTAGCAAAAATGAAAACTAAGGATGGCACTATAAAGACCATAGTTATGGAAGTCAAACCAGAAAAACAAACGAAAATGCCTGTGCAAAAACGTAGAACAAAGAAGTACCTTAATGAAACTGCCA